TGAGGAGTGGAACACTGAACTGAATGGCCGACTCAATCTCGCCCGGCAGATCTTCAACGGCGAGAACAGTGAAGAAGACCTCGCCAAAGCCGCCCTATGGGCCGCAGCCGCTCCCAAGTACCGCGAACTGCTGTATTCTCAGGTCGAGGTCAACAAGCGCCTACAAGCCGAACTGGCCAAGTATCGCGGTAGTCAGCCTGGAGTCAGTTCCAAGGCAACGACATCAGGCGGAAAAGTGAGCAATGCTGATTCGTCCAAGAGCGAAGACTTCGTTTCGAGCGTGATGAAGTCGCTTGGACGCTGAAGCGTTTGTCAAATTCTAAAACGATTACCCCCCGGTTGTTTTTATTACAATCGGGGGGTTTTGCTTGGAATCGATTACTTTTTGTACGGACCGCTTCCGTAAGGACCACTTCCACTCGGAACAGGCTTAGTAGTTGGCTTGGTTGGGGTTTTTGCGGAGGCTGATGTGGTTGTCTGCTTGTACGGGCCACTTCCAGAAACAGAACCTTTGTACGGTGCGTTATTGCTCATTTATCCTTTGGTAGTGCATACCATCCTTCACTGATGATGATGCGGTTGTTGCTGCGAATCGTTTTGCCGCTGGCGTCAACCACCCAAACCTTCGCTTTTACGCTCTCAGCGAGGCGCACAGGCTCACCGTGGGGGACGTAGATCACTCGGCTCGCGCATCCCGCGCTCATGCTCATCGATGCGAGCAAGCAGATCACGCTTAAGCTCCGGTTGTTTCTTGGCGTCTTCACTAGATATGTCTTGTTTTGATAAAGAAAATAGCCAAGCGACCAGCTTTACAATCAGGTCAGCCAAAAAACTCATTTCTGACCTGCTGCATCAGCGTTTTTCTTGTTGTTATAGATGGACCAGGCGACGCCAGAGGCGGTGACAGCGGCACCGACAAGCTCGCCGGCTTGATCAGATGAAACAAGACCCTTGGCGACCAAGAAACCGCCAGCAGCGGTCAACACATGGCGAAGTAGAGAGGCGAAATAAGCGTTCATTTGTTGTTTTTAATTTTTCTGTACAGTTCGATTGATTTTACAAAACAGGTCAAAAGCGCGGCAAGCGCACCAAGTGCAATAGATGCAATCTTTAGATTTGGTTCTGAAAATATAGAATTTCCAAGCAGTCCAAGAATTGGCCCACCCACTCCTACATAAATATATCTAAAGAAGTGTGAGTCCGACATACAAACATATGTCAGCTCAATGCTACAATCAAAGAGTTCTTTGGGTCATTGATAAACGGGACACCAATGACTCGTCCATCGCCAAAGATTGAAGCAATGACTTGAGTAGAATCATCTTGAGGAATGATCTCTGCGGTCATCACAACCATATCTCCAGGGATTACGTTGGGATTGACAGCAATCGGAGGATCAAACGTGATAAGATTATCGTTCATAGGGCAATAGTATAGGAGATGGTGAATTGAAGGGTAACTGCGGCGCTGGAATTGACCCAGAGATTGCCGGTCGTGGAGAACGGGGTCGCGAGAGTGAGCTTCTGTCGGCCAGCAACAACTGATGCGGCATTAACCAACTGCGTTCCAGTCGATGCGTTTCCAACGCTTACCGTGGCCGATCCGGTGGAGTTCACGATGATGTCCTCGATGACTGCATTGGTCGGAATCGCGGTCGTGGCCAGCATCTGTTGATTGCCGCTGGTGTTGGTCGTCGCGTACAGGACAGCCGCTCGACGAGGCATCATGAACTCGACGCCGTTGAACAGCGTGCCGTGCAGATTGTTCGTGGAACGATCGTAGGTCTGATAACCAGTACCGACAGTGAAATCGAGGTCCACGATGGCACCGATGCGAGTGATTGCCGCATTGTCCAACTGAATAACAGAGTTTGCCGTTGGGGTGGTCCAGAGCGGGCGTACGCTGTCAGCGACGTACTCGGTCGAGTCATTCACAACACTTCCGGTTGTCAGCGTGATTGTTTTCAGCGAGGTGTTTGTGCCTGACGCTTGCAAATTCAAGTTGCTTGTTCCGCTGACCCGTTTTGCAGAAATCTCCGCCCGATACCGCTTACCAACGGCGGTACTTGCGGATGGACTTACGTAGACAAGTCCTGCAACTGCCCCCATCGTAAATAGACAATCGAACGTGCCGGCGATTGGGGAGGTTCCGTTTTGGGTGACGCTGTTTCCGGCACCAGAAGAGAAAATGCTCCAGTTCGTCGCCGTCCCGTTGCTGACTCCAGCAACTCCAGCCACCGACCACGTCTCAAAGTCACCGTTCAGAACCACCGGATTGTAACCGACAATCTGCGTCTGCGTGCCCCACTGGTCCGCAGGATTGACGCCTAGGGCGATGAGTTCCGTGACATCGCTCGCGGACAACGCGCGGTTGAAGACGACGGAACGATAGATGCGACCGCTGAACGTCACCAACGCGCCGTCGGCATTACCGATGTGGCAATACGTTGAAGTAATCGTATCAGCCCAAGTTGGGATGGTTCCAGAAGTTGTATTAGTCAACGCCACCGAAGTGCCGTTGATGTACATCGCAACCGTGGTTCCGGTTCGAGTAAATACAACGTCGATGACCTGTCCCGCGTAGGAGGTGATGACATTTCCGCCGTCGCTGAGGATGTAGTCACTCGAAGTAGCGCCGTTGATTCGTGCGGCAATGGTGCCGCCAGACCGGATGTACAAAGTGAATTCTTGACCAATAAAACCGGCTGTTGATGCGCTGTGGAGCTGTATCAATCCGCGACCATTGGCCGCGGAAGCTGGAACACGGAATCGCGACCACACACTGAAATCACCCGTTCCGATGTTCTGCCCGGTCAGAGCAGAAGTGACGCGCATGCCGCTAGTCGCCCCATCGAAATTGACCGCCTCGTAATCGCTCGCCGCTGCGCGGATGGAGGATGCATTGTCACCGTTTCGCGCGGAAAAAGTACCAGCAACAGATACATTGCCAGTCGCGGTCACACCACCAATCGACAACACATCAGTGGTCGAATTGTACGTCATGCCGGCATCACCAGCGACATTGGTTCCGTTATTGAACAACACCTGCGTCACAGCGCCAGGTAGGCCAGTGCCGCCTCCAAGCGACGTGTACAACTCGGTGAAGTTCTGGTTGGTGTAATCAAACGACGTCCGCAACGGTGTACCCGTTCCGTCGTTAGGAGCCGCACCGATATTGATGGTCTGTTTTGCCATAAAGATAGATATGTCTGAATCCGTTAAAACTTGGTCTGATCCGCAGTGATTGTCGTCACGTCAGCCGTGATCGATGTAAGGTCGGCAGTAAGTGGAAACCCGGTAGAACCACCGCTGGAATCAGCGATACGATTCAACAATGCTATCTCGATCATCCCGATTTCCCAAGGAGCGCGACAGCCAGTGGCCGACACCTCGGCGATAAGCTGTGCAGCCTCCGTACAAGTGATGGAAGACGAGTCGGCCATATCATTGATGTGCCACCAAGAACCAAGCTGTACCGTTGCTGATGAACTCAACCCTCGACCATTGAGCGGTCAAAACATGGGTCGCCCCACCATCAATTGTTTCAGATGCATACGGATCAATGGTAACATTGTTCGCGCCGGCATTGACCCGCTTCACGAAAAACATACGACCATTTGCAGTCGCAGCAGGAGGAAGAGAAACAACAATCGCACCAGAGGTAGAATTGGCTATGAGCGCAAAATCAGTCGAAACAATCGTCGTCGAAGCGGTGATATTTCGGACATTGCCGTACGAAGCGGAATTGATGTTGGCCGTTCCCGCTCCATCGGCGATGCGATTGAGCAATGCCAACTTCACCAGATCACGCTCCCAAGGTGCCCGGCATCCGACCGGTGCCACCTCACCAAGCATCGTAGCCGCTTCTGTGCAAGTGATGTCTGACATATTGGTTTATCAAGCCATCGGACCACGACCGCGCTGCATGACCTCGGCGATGAATCCCTGTTTCCCGTGAGCGGCTTCCCCTCCCTCTTCCATCCCGTGAGACTTCATCTTTCCTTCACCTTCAGCCTCGCTCTCATTGGCCTCGTATCCAGCCAAAGGTTGGCCATCCACCTCGCACAACACGGCTTTGCCATTCTTCTTCAAGATGATGGTGGCCATGGTCTGGAACTTCTCCCCTTCCTTGAGATTTTCAGGAACCTCAACACCCTTGGGAAGAATAAAATTCGCCATGAGCAGAGCATTGCTTGATGCAATATCCTGTCAATGACAAAAACCCACCACCAGCCTTTTGGCCGATGATGGGCTGTGTCAATTCAACCTATCGATCAGGAGCAGATGATCTGGGTCAGAGCCCCGGTGCAACGACGGAAGATGATCGTCATACCCTGGTTCGTGAAGATCGGCTCAGGAGCGTGCATGAACTCCGCGTAATGCTGACCCTTCTTATCGAGAGGATCCACGCAATCAACGCTGAGCTTGTACGCACCCGTCACCCACTGCCACTCGCCCATGTAGTTGGTCGGCATCCAGCCCAAGTCACCGACCCGGTTCACAGGCCGCACGATGTGACTCTTGAACACGTACGGAGTGACGATGAACGCACCTTCGTACGCAGCAGTAGTCCAGGTCGGGTTGACGCTGAACACAGTGCCCTTCGTGCCATTCGCACTGGTGAAAGGCTGGATGAGCGTGTACTTGCCACCGGCATAGCTGAACCGGGGCGGGAACAGATTCGGCACATGCCGGAAGTTCTTGATGACCCGGTTCGCACCGATGCGCTTGAGCAACTGCGCGCCTTCGCCAGAACCCATGTCCGCAAACCGCTGGTCATCACGGAACGCAGGATTGTTCTGCGCGATACGCTGCGACGCCTCCAACCCGATGTACAACGGGAACACCGGACCATCGCTGCTGTACGAGATGAACCCGGAACTGTCAGGATTCGTCGCGCCATTGCGGATGAGCGTAGCAGCAGCAACATCCAGCATCTCCTGGGTCAACTCTGACGTGGACTGATTCAACGCCTGACCAGTGCTCACACCATC